CGCAAAGACGCCGAAGCCCGCGCAAAGGCGGCGGACGAGGAAGCCGCAAAACGCAAGGCCGAAGAAGAAAAGGCCCGCAAGGACGCAGCCGAAGCCACCGACGAAGCCGTAGCCACCGCAGCGTTGGCGCGCGCCGCAGAGGCCGCGAAAGCTGCCGACGCAGCCGAAGCAGCCGCGACCGTTGCAAAGCAGGACGCTACCCCCGTCGAAGAACCTGACCCGCACGCCGCCGCTCGCAAGGGTTTATCCAATCTGACGCGGGAAGGGCTTGAGGATGAGGTGATAGGGCTGCGCGAGGAAAATACAGAAGTTCGCGAAAAACTGAAAAAAGCGAATGGCAGCATAAAATCTCTGAGATCCGACATAGCCGACCTGAAAGAGCAATTGTCGGAATTTTCGGCCAATGACCCTGATGGAAAAATCAACAAGTTACAGTCCAAAGCATTTCGCCTCCGCGATGAGAGGGACGAAACAAAAGTTAGGCTTGCTAAGGAAACACGGCGCGCAAACTTCTTTGAGGAAAAGGCGAAAAGCCTCGAAAAGCAGAACCTGGAGCTGAGAGAAAATCAGGTGGTTTCGCTGTGACCCCAATTTTGGACCGCATAAGGGCAAACAGTGGTGAGGTTATCCGCGAAGGGTGGCGCATCAAGCTACGTCGCGGGCGCTTGACCGATGATGCCTTGGCTTGGGTGGCGAGGAACAGGGATGCGCTTCACCGTGAGGTTTGGCCGCTGGTTGACGACTGGCAAGAGCGCTCGTCCATCCGCGAGTTTGACGGCGGGCAGGACCGCACCACCGCCGAGGCCGCAGCCTATGAGGAGGTCACCGCCAGATGCTGAATTTCACGCCATCGAAGGAAATCCACCTGCGCGATTATCAGGCGAGCGCGACTGACGGCCTGCGCGCTGGCATCCGTGGCGGCAAGCGCAGGCTGATCCTGTGCGCCGGGACCGGAGCTGGCAAGACCTTAATCGCCGCGTACCTGCTCAAAGAGGCGGACCGCAAGGGCAGCTATGCGCTGTTCATCGTGGATCGCGTGGCACTGGTAGACCAGACCAGCGCAGTCTTTGATGAATACGGCATTGATCACGGCATCATTCAGGGCATCAACGAGCGGTGGCGCCCGCGTGAGAATGTGCAGGTATGCAGCGCGCAAACGCTGGCAAAGCGCACGCTGCCCCGCGATCCTGATCTGATCATCGTTGACGAGGTGCATTGCCAATACAAGGCAACGATTGACTACATGGCGCGCAATCCGCAGGCCATCAAGATCGGCCTGACCGCAACGCCATTCACCAAGGGCATGGGCGAGCATTGGGACGATGTAATAAACGTGATCCCGACCCGCCGCCTGATCGAGCAGGGGCACCTGACGGAGCCGAAAATCTACGTTGCGAAATCGCCGGAGGACGCGGATCTCGGCCTGAACAGCTATGGCGAGTTTTCGGACGGCAGCGCCAGCACGGCTGGCATCCAGATCATCGGTGACGTGGTGCAGGAATGGGAAGGCAAGACGAACGAGCATTTTGGCGGACCTGCGAAAACCATCGTATTCTCCCCGACCGTGGAGCACGGGCGCGAACTGTGCGCCGCGTTCAACGCTGCCGGTCACAACTTCCAGCAGATCAGCTATCTGGACCGCGACGACAGCGAGCGCGCAGAGAAAATCGCGGAGTTCCGCCGCCCCGATAGCCTGATCACCGGATTGGTATCATGCGGGGTTCTCACAAAGGGGTTTGATGTTCAAGATGTCGCGGTAGGAATTTCGTGCAAGCCGTACCGCAAGAGCCTTTCCAGCCATATGCAGGAAATCGGGAGGGTAATGCGCGTTCACGCCGATGTGCCGAAAAAGCTATGGCTCTGCCACTCCGGCAACGTGGAACGCTTTGCGCTGGATATGTTCGACGTGTGGGAAAATGGTGCCGGACCGCTGGACCAGTCCACCAAGCAGGACAGCACGCCGCGAGAACGCAACGAGCAGGTGCGCGAAAAGGTGGTTTGCCCTGAGTGCAGCGGCGCAATGCGCGGCCATAGCTGCATGTCATGCGGTTGGGAAAAGCCCGCACGGTCCGGCATCGTTGCTGTAGAGGGCGAATTGCAAGAGTTCAGCATGGCAGACACCATGCAGCCCCGCGCAGGCTTGCGCGCCGATTGCCTGAAAGACCCGCGCAAGGTTTGGGAAGGGGCATTGGCTTACACGTCAGAGAACACGCGCAAGGGCGAGGATGTTGCGCGCAAGTGGGCCGCAGGGATCTGGCGCGGGATTTATCCGAGCGCGCCTATCCCATTTGGCTGGTTTGACATGGGCATCCCTGCCTCACCGGACCCCGCCGCCTATGCGCTGGCATCCCGTGAGGTGGCGCGATTCCGCAAGCAGGCGAGGCGGAGGGCGTCATGAGCATTCACGCATCCATGCAGGACGCCTGCACCGCCATTGGAATTCAGGTGCCACGCCAAACCAAGCTGGGCGAATGGGTCAAGTGCCCGGTCGAGGGCAAGGGCAGGGGTAACGGCTCTGGCCGCGTGATGGTCAACACGGATGGAAAGACTGGCGTAGCGTACAACTGGATAACTGGGGATAGCCTGCGCTTTTCCGAAGCGGGCACAGCGGACGCGGTGAGCATCCAGCCGCCAAAGCGGGATATGGAAGCCGAGCGCCGCGAAGCGCAGGAGCGGGCCGAGGTCGCGCGCATTTGCGAGGCCATCGTGAGGGCAGCACAGCCCGCGCAACACCCGTATTTGGCGGCGAAGGGGTTCCCCGAGGAGATGGGGCTTGTCCTGGACGATCTGCGCCCGCTTATCCCCGATCACCAGCTGGGCCGCGACATTGCATTTCGCCTGCCCGAAGGGGATGGGCCGTGGCTGATCGTGCCGGGGCGTGTGGCGCAGCAGATCACCACGGTTCAGATCATCGGGCCGGACGGCGGGAAAAAGAACATCTATCGCGGTGCCATGAAGGGTGCGTCTCACAGGATCGCCACAGGGCGCGAAACGTGGGTTTGCGAGGGCTACGCCACCGCACTGAGCGTTAGGGCCGCGCTGCGCCTGCTGGGCCGCTCTGCGACCGTCCTGAGCGCCTTTGCGGCGTCCAACGTGGCGACAGTGGCATCCGGCCTGTCTGGCAGCATTATCGCCGCCGATCACGACAAGCCGCTGGAGCAGCTTCACGGCAAGGGCACAGGCGAGTTTTTCGCGGCACAGACGGGCCGTGTATGGACGCAGCCCCCAGAGCGCGGGGATTTCAATGACATGCACGTTGCAAGCGGCCTGCGCGCCGTGGCCGTGCATTTGAGGGAGGTGCGGTAGCTGTGAGAGTTCAGGCATCCCCGTTTGCAAAGGATACAACGGGGCCGGTGTTGCGGGCGGTCATGACTAGACGATGGCGCAGCAACTGGAACGCTTACCATGGGGCGGGATCACAAGCGAAGGGCAGTCCGAAAGACCGAAGCCCGATCCCCGGCGCAGTTGCTAAGGCGTCGAAAGTAGCGGTTCACGATCTGGGGCAGGCAACAGTCACCAGATCGGCCCAAGGCGGCGGCCCGGCTCCGGCCAGCAAGATCGCTCAGGGTGTAGGGGCTAACTCCGGCAAGTTGCTGGGGCTAGTCGTCCTATGCCCTGACAACAGCCCTTTCCAACCAGCAATACAAGAACAACAGTAGTTATAGAGAGATACGCGAGATGGAAAAAACAGAAATCACCGACGGGATGAGAAGCTGGAAAGAGCAACTGGCGTTCGAGGCGGCGGAAAAGAAGCGGATGCGCATTGAATGGGCAAAGGCGGCATCCGAAATGGCGGTAGAGCAAGATATGACCATTCCTGACCTTGCAAAAAAACTCGGAATGGAACGCGGCACACTTCAAAAGGTATTGCGTCACGCTGGCATAAAAACCGCATATGAGCGGGAATACACAACCACAAAGGCCATGGTGAGAACGGAGGCCCAGCAGGCCCGCGCCATCATGCTCAAACAGCTACGCGACCGAGCCGCCCGCAAGATCGCAGCCAGATACAAGCCGGACTATGCGCGCATGGAAGCAGCGCGAGAAATGCATATCGAGATGGGCGCACGCGTCCACACCCACGAAGCACAGGCATAGGAGGGCAGGAGCATGAGCGAACGTAAACAGGCGCTGGAAGCGTTGCTGGCGAAGGTCGAGGCGGGGGATGACTCGGGATTCCGTAGGGCTAACCGCGCAGTTTTCTCTACACCTTGTCAAGACATGGCGCTTCAACTCCGTGAGGAACACTGCCGCCACGCATACAAGGGCTCACTGGACGCAGCCAAGGCGCTGCACGAGGCGGTTTTGCCGGATATCGGATGGGAAGTCTACCGCACAGCCAAATATCCCGGCATGATACCGGGTTCTTGCCCGTCACCATACAAGGCTATTGTTGGCTGGGGCACGCAGGTTTCGGGCCATGCAGACAACCCCGCCCGCGCATGGCTCATAGCAATTCTACGCGCGCTCATTGCAGGGGACGCGTGATGGCTCATGACCAAATGAGCGTAGAGGCGCAGAACGAAACGCAGGCCGAAACGATCAAGGCGCTCTGGCACCAAGCGGCCAAGGACGCCACTACGATAGAGCGGCAAGGTGAGCGCATAGACACCATGCAAAGGATGCTCGACTGGCGACAGCGCCGCATAGACGAGCTTGAGGCGCAGCAACCCCCGCAAGGGCAGGCAGAAAAGGTTTTCACTAATGGCGAGTAATATGACCCCCAAGCAGAAGTATGACGAGCGCAAGCGACTACGCGCCGAACGCTTTCTGAGGGAAGAGCAGCGCACCGCAGATCACTACCAGCGCGAAGAAGACATGGAGGCTCGCATGATTTCATTGATGGGTAGCTTTGAGCGCATCGCTGACGTTTTGGAGCTTTGGGCAGACCAGCAGGGGGGCAAAGCATGAGCAGCAGAGCAGCAGCACGGCGCAGAAAGAAGGCGCGCAACTCGATCTTCGATCTTGCAGACACGCCCAAGCGGGAAGCGTCGGGCAGGCCGCAGAGGGCATCTACAAGGGCAGAGCGTGAGCCGGACGGGGTTGTCTTGCAAGCGCGCGCCAGACGCATGGGAAAGGGAAAGGCCAGCGACATGAATGTTACAATGCTATCGGAGGACGCGGGCATGGCGATCTGCGATATATGCGCGGAAGACCAAGCCAAGCGCCTATGGGATCTGCACATCGCCCTGACATCGGCGGAGGTGCGCTACCATAAGAGCATCGGGGTCAGCCCGCACCCCAAGTGCGCCAAGATTGAAATGATGCAGGAGCGGTTCGAGACGCGCGCCGACGACAAGCCGGACCTGCGCACCGAAGAAGAACGCGACAGGCAAGCGCAGACAGCGTGGATGCACTGGCAAGGGCAGCTTGGGTGCCTGCTGGCCACAGAGCGCACGGCAATCAACCTCGCAATGCGCTATCAGGTTGAGTTGTGGGACGACGGAAAGCCAACAGCAGCGGGCAGGCGTTTCGTCGCGGCCATGCAGCGTCTGGATGCTATTCAGGGTTGATCTAAGTGGTTATTATATATAAAATAAATGGGCTGGACGGTGCGCTAACACCGGAACCAGCCCTAACCAAACGGATCGTGAAAGGATCACGTAATGGCTGATAGCTACATAGGTAAAAATGCAGACGGCGGCAACAAAAAGAAAATTTGCGGATACCCCGCATGCTTTGCGCAAGCTAGGGGCGCAACGGGCTATTGCAGCACTCACGAAAGTGAGCGCGTCAGGCAGGCCGCATTGAAAGCTATAGCTGATCGCCAGACCTGTCACCCCGACGCATATCACTCAATTTATGTCGTAGGGGCTAAGGAACTCCCGTATGTAAAAATTGGCAAGGCTACGAACGTTTACAAAAGGGTCTCAGAAATGCAGACCGGAATGCCCTATAAGATGATGATTTGGGGCGTTCGGTTTGCCCCGAGGGGTACGGTTACTAAGTTTGAACTAGAAGTGCATTCAGTAGCAAAAAAGCTAGGATTACATCACAGGGGTGAGTGGTTCGAGGTCGGCCCTATAGATGCACTCGGGATAATTGATAAGGTAGCATCTCTAGCGGAGGTGAGCCTTATGGATGTGGGCGACTACTGGGATGTTCGATCAAACAGCATTGACAGCGCATCTGGTGTTGGACGCCCAATGTCCGCAACTGATTTGAATCTAATTCAGCGGAAGGTGGAGTCGGCCAGTAAGTGGTTGACATAAAAAATCGGGATGTTACATTTGGCATAATCAGATTGAATTGCGCGGCGGGGATACCTGCGGCTCTTTTTGATTCAGACGCGGACTCGCCTGACCGTCTCGATAGTAAGAGCGAAGGTCTTTAATCATCGCCCCGCGTTTTCTAAGCCGCTTTGATGCGAATGCAGGATTGGGACAAGTGGGCGCATACTTCGCTCCCGTTAAGACACCAGCGCCAAGGTGTTCCTGCATTCACATGAGCGCGGGTGCTTCTAGTGAAGTCAAATTAACACCACGTTGCGGGATAGGTTTCTAGAGCCGAACAACCACTGTAAGAAGGTTTCCCGGCCTGCGCTCAACACACATCCAGCCGCGAGGCTCAGATGCCAAACATATCCCGCATCATCCACGACCTGCTATTCGCAGACGCATCGCAGAGCCTATGCGCAAGAGCATGGAGCAAGCGAGACGCGCGCTTCTGGCGGGCATGGGTGGCAATCTTCGGCGCACGCCACTGCGAGGCAAGCTGGCGTTGGCATAACAGACAACCGGGCGGGAAGCCCAACACATCCAACAACTGACGGGAAGTCATTATGGCGCTTACTGCGAAGCAGGAGCGTTTTGTTGCGGAATACCTATCAAACAAAGGCAACGCCACTGAGGCGGCGGCGGCGGCTGGATACAGTCACCCGAACAAGCAAGGGCCGCGCCTGTTGGTAAATGTTGGTATCGCTGCTGAGATAGCGCGTAGCCAAGCAGACCGGACAGAGCGCACTCACATTTCAATGGATTACGTTATCCAGCGCCTTGCGATTGAGGCAGAGCGCGAGGGCGAGGGCACAAGCCATTCGGCGCGGGTTTCTGCACTGGGTCAGCTTCGCCAGCATTTCCACGATCAGCAGGGCGGCGGCTCGGACGAGGTTGCGGACGCATTGCGCCAGATCGCTGACAAGCTGCCAGGGTGAGCATTCAGCTAGGGCGACAGGCGGGGCGCTGGTATCCGCTGATCGACATTCCAGAGCAGGTAAGGCTTAAGGACGAGGTTGTCCGGTTCAAGGTTGTTCCAGCGGGCCGAAGATCCGGGAAGACAGAGCGGGCCAAGCGTTTTGTTGCAAAGCAGGCAATGCGGAACAGCGACGAACTTTATTTCTGCGCTGCACCGACGCGGGATCAGGTCAAGAAGATATTTTGGGATGACATGAAGGCGTTGACCTTCTCTGCATCACACGCAAAGAGGCCAAGCGAAAGCGACCTCAAGATATTCATGCCGAACGGGTCAGAGATACACCTGATCGGTCTGGACAAGCCGCAGCGCATCGAGGGTATCCCTTGGACGGGCGGCGTCATTGACGAAATCGCGGACGTGAAAGAGGACGCTTGGCAGGCGAACATTCTGCCAGCCTTGAACACGGTTTCGCCGCTTCGCCCTGACTATCGGGCGTGGTGCTGGCTGATTGGCGTTCCTGACGGTCTGAACCACTATTACGATATGTACCAATACGCGCTGACTTCGGGCGATCCTGAGTGGGCTGCGTACCACTGGAAATCATCGGAAATCCTGCCGGATGATGTGATTGCATCAGCCCGCCGGGTAATGAGCAAAAAGCAGTTTCAGCAAGAGTTCGAGGCCAGCTTTGAAACGGCAACGGGCCGGATCTACGAAGATTACGGAAAAGACAACCACACAAGCGAAGAAATCCAACCGCACGAGCAGTTATGTTGGATGCACGACCAGAACTTCACGCCGCTTTCGTCAGCTATCGGGGTTGTCCGCAAAGACAGCCTGTATCTGCTGGACGAGATCGTCCTGACAAGCGCAGTTTCGCGGCAATCGGCAACAGAATTTGTTGAGCGATACAGCGACCACCAGAACAAGCGCGTGCTGGTCTATGGCGACCCGGCGGGCAGGGCGGGCGAAAAGCACGGTCACGCATCGGACTATACCGAAATTGAAGACGTTCTACGCAAGGCGGGATGGACGTTTTCGCGCAGGGTGGCAAAGGCCGCGCCTTCAATCAAAGACAGGCAGAACGCGGTTCGCGCCAAGATATGCAACGCGGACGGCGAAAGACGCCTTTTCGTAAACACGAGCAAAGCAAAGATGGTCAACAAGGGTCTGGCGACTGTGCAGCTTCAAAAGGGCAGCACGTTTCAAGAGGACCAGACCAACGAAAGCCAGCACATCACAACTGCCATCGGTTACATGGTTCACCGCGAATGGCCCATTGATCGCGCCAGCTTCAAAGCACAGGAACTTCGTCTATGAGCAAGGTTGCAGATCGGTCCAAGGCATCGGAGGCAATGCTGAATGCCGCTGCCAAGGGCCGCGCGCTCATGGGCGGCACAACGGCAATGCGGGCTGCGGGCAAGACGTACCTGCCCAAGTTCGAGGGCGAGGGGCAGGAAACATACGACGCGCGGCTCAAGTCGTCCTGGCTGTTCAACGGGTATCGCAAGACAGCGCGGGACATGACGGGCCGAGTGTTTGACAAGCCGGTCGAATTGGCAGAGGGCGCATCGGCCCGGCTGATCGAATGGTGCATGAATGTGGATATGCAGGGCCGCGACCTGTCTACATTCGCCCGCGAGGTGTTCGAGGATGCTTTGAGCGGCTGCGGCGTGGCCTATATCATGGCAGACGCACCGCCACGTCAGGGCGTTGTCACACGCGAACAAGCGGCATCGGGCAACCTGCGCCCCTATCTGGTGCATTTGCGCGTGGAGGACGTGCTAGGCTGGCGCACAGAGACAATCAGCAACGTCACCACCCTGACGCAGCTGCGCCTCATGGAAGCGGTGACAGAACCGGACCCCGAGGATGAATTTGGGGAGTTGGAAATCAAGCAGGTTCGCGTTCTGGATTTGATCGAGGGCCGCGTATACGTTCGCCTCTACCGCAAGAACAGAGCCGGAAACTTGGAGCAGCACGAGGAAGCATACGCCAGCGAGGCCACGGAAATCACGGTCATTCCGTTCTACGCAAACCGCAAGGGGTTCTTCATTGGCGAACCGCTGCTGGATGACCTGTCAGACGTGAACATCGCCCACTGGCAGAGCCAGAGCGACCAGCGGAACATTCTGCACTTCGCGCGCGTGCCGATCCTCTTTGGTTCAGGGCGTGAGGACGACGAGCCAATCACCATCGCGGCTGGCATGGCGGTAACATCACGCGACGTTCAGGCGGACCTGAAATGGGTTGAGCACAGCGGCCAAGCTATCGGGGCAGGGCGGCAGGATCTGAAAGACCTAGAGTTCCAGATGGAAGCCCACGGGCTGCAACTGCTGGTCACTAGCGGCGCGCAATCGGCAACGGGTGAAGTGCTGGACGCCAAGAAAGAGACAAGCACGCTGGCAATGACCGCCGATGCTCTCAAGGATGCGCTGGAGCAGGCGCTGATCTGGATGATGGAATACGGCGGGGAAACCGGCACGGTTGAAGTCAACGTCAACAAAGACTTTGGCACGACACTTATGTCTGCCCAAGAGGTCACGGCGCTTCTGGCGGCGGTGAACACGGGCAACCTTTCAAAGGCTACGTTCCTGCGTGAACTGGCGCGTCGCGGGTCCATTCGGGATGACCTGAACCCGGATGATGAGATTGAGGCGATTGAGGGCGAGGGGCCGGATCTAGGCGGCGACAATGTCGGCGAATGAAGAACTTGAGAGCGCACTAACACGGCATCAAATCTACCTCCAACGCCTTGGCACCGGCACTACGAGGAAGGTTCTTGATGCACTAAAGGCATCGGAAACGCGGATTGTTGCCCGCCTCATGCGTGAAGATATGTCTGCGCTATCCCGCACGCGGCTTGAAAAGCTGCTGACTGACCTGCGCCGCGTCATGGATGGCGCATATGTGGACGCCACGGGGGCGCTGCAAGTCGATCTTGAGGCGCTGGCTACCTACGAGGGGGAATTTCAACAGGACTTATTCAAGAGGGTTGTGCCGGTCAAGTTTGAGACGGTCACGCCTTCGGCTAATCAGCTTATCGCTGCGGTGAACTCCCGCCCCTTCGAAGGGAAGTTGCTGAAAGAGGTTTACCCCGAACTGGCGGCCAGCGCCTTTCGGCAGGTGAGGGACACAATCCGCGGCGGTTTTATCGAGGGCCGAACCACTGAGCAGATCGTCCGCGACCTTCGCGGCACTTCTGCGCAAGGCTACAAAGACGGCATACTTGCCAAGACGCGGCGCGATGTGGAAAGCGTTGTTCGGACGGCGGTTAATCATACTGCGAACACGGCAAGAGAGGTCACATACGAGGTCAACGATGATCTGGTAAAGGGCGTGCGCTGGAATGCCACCCTTGACGGGCGCACCACACTGGTTTGCATGTCGCGCGATGGCAAGGTGTACGAACCGGGCAAGGGACCACGGCCCCCGGCGCATTTCAACTGCCGATCCAGCACAAGCCCGGTGATGAAAAGCTGGCGCGAACTTGGGTTCGGCATTGACGAATTGCCATCATCGACGCGGGCCAGCATGAATGGGCAGGTGCCAGCCGGTCAGGACTATGACGGATGGCTCCGCAAGCAGCCGAGCGGCTTTCAGGATGATGTTCTAGGCAAGCGCAAGGCCGAGTTGTTCAGGGGCGGATTGAAGGTTGACCGCTTTGTCGATACATCTGGCGAGGAATTGACGCTGGATCAGCTTCGCAAGCGGGAACGCGATATTTGGGAAAAGACGGCCTAAAGCTAGTCATTGACCGCAAGACCAAGCCGCGCCGCACCTATGCGGGCGAGCCATTAGAGTGCAAGCCCTGCAAGAACCGGAACCTAGTCGAGACATTCAGCCCGACATACAAGAACGGGCGCACCATCAAGGGCAAGCGCACAGGCTGGGCCTGCCCCTACTGCCGTAAGATCATAGCGGA